AATTTAAGGCGTGCTAAATCCCTATTGCGTGCCTCATTCGTTTTTGGTAATCATACCCCAACAGTAGAAGCGTGATCCCCGCGACTTAGAGCGCCCATGGCGAGTGCTCAGCCGGGCTTTCACACAAAGACCGCGATCCTCCATGGGGAGGCTCGACGATCACTCATCGTCAGCAACCCACGGAGCGCGTCATGACCAACGTTTCCACGACCATCGCAGATGTCGTTGTGCCGGCGATCTTCACGCCGTACACGCAGCAACTGACCATGGAGAAGACCGCGATCATCCAGTCGGGCATTGCGGCCCGCGACGACTTCCTCGACGGTTTGCTTGCCGGCGGCGGTTTGACCTTCACGGTCCCGTCTTGGCAGGATATCGGGGACCCGGCCGAGAACATCTCGTCCGACAATCCGAACGTCGCCTCCACCCCGAACACCACGCAGACCTCGGCCGAAGTCGCGGTGCGCCTCTCGCGCAACTCGTCTTGGAGCACGATGCGTCTTGCGACCGCCCTGGCCGGCGCCGACCCGATGCAGTCCATCGCGGCCCGCGTGTCCGACTACTGGGTTCGTCGCTTGCAGCGCGCGTTCGTCGCCGTTGCGCAAGGCGTGTTCGCCACCAACAGCCTCTCCGATCCGACCGATGGCCGCTCGCATGGGCTGGGTGTCAATGCGGCCTACGGCGCGCAGGATGACCTCACCAACGATCTCTCCAGCCTGAACAGTTCGACGTTCCTGGCCGGCGTGACCGACTTCTCTGCCGCGGCGTTCATTGATACCTGCACGCTGCTCGGCGACGCCGCCGAGGACGTGACGGCCGTGTTCATGCACAGCATCGTCTACGCCAAGGCGCAGAAGAACAACCTCATCGACTTCATTCCGGACGCTGAGGGCCACATCAACATCCCGGTGTTCCTGGGTCGGCGCGTGATCGTCGATGACGGAATGCCCAACCCGGCCGGTGCGGATTCGTACTGGCAGACCTCAGCGGGCGTCTATCACACTTGGCTCGTCGGTCCCGCCTCGTTCCGCCTGGGCGTCGGCACCCCGGTCGTCCCGACCGAAGTGTTCCGCTACCCTGACCGTGGCAACGGCGCCGGCTCGGACATCCTCTACAACCGCGTCGAGTGGTGCATCCATCCCGTTGGCCACGCGTGGGTCGGCGGCTCGCCGGTCTCCGAAGGCGGCCCGACCAACAGCGGGCTCTCCGCCGCGCCCTCATTCGTGCGGGTGTTCCCGGAGCGCAAGCAGATCAAGCTGGCTCGCTTGATTACGCGAGAGTCGTAACGGCCGAGTGTACCGAAACCGCTGAGCGGTTTACAAGATTGACTGGATGCATAGCCACGCTGTGCATCCAGCCTCATTCTTAAACGGGAGCAACGGCCATGACCGTCTACACCACCGATCGCGCGTCGCCGCGCCTCTATAGCCGCCATCTGCGCCATGCAGCGTTCGCTCGCATGCGCCATAGTGAGCAGCGACAGGCTTTCCTCAATCAGCAAGCGACGCGCCTCAGCACGACCGAGGCCGCGCTGTTCGCCGACCTGAAGAAGGATTCGGCGCTTCGCATCAAGGACGCGGCGAGCACTGCCGGTCTGTAACAGGAGGTTCCCATGTGGTCAGCCGCAGCACGTCAAGCCGCAGCCGCAGCGCGCCGTGGAGGCGCGAGCGCCTCTCCGCAGTACGAAGGAAACGCTACGGACAGTCCTGCCAAGGTAGCTAATATGCGTGAGCAGGTTGCCGCAGCGGATCAGGCGAGGGCGGATTCCTATCACGCCTCTCAGGCCGCAGGAAATCAGGCGAAGGCTGATCAATATAGGGACATTGGCGCAACCAATCTCGCAAACGCGCATCAAAAACTAGCTAACGCTCACAGGGGTCAGTCATGAAGAACGCCAAGGGTCACGGCAGTGACAAGCGCGGAGGCGGCGGAGCACGCGGCGGTTTGCGTGGCACGCCGGGTCGGAACAGGTTCATCCACCGTACCATATCAGGCACCGCGGACACTCCAGTCGATTACGCGCGTGAGTCTCTGCCTGCGATGACTTCCCACAAGCATCGGCAGCTTGCGGTAGAGAATCAGGTGAAGGCCAATCAGTTCCGGGCGCAGGGCAACAAGAAACTTGCGGCCGGCCACCAAGCGGTCGCGGATGCTCATACTCAAGCGTACAACGCGACGAACCCGCGAGATCGTTGAGTTCCGAATTGACGCGCCACTAGGTCTGGGGGACTTCCGGTTGCGTGTCGATGACGGCCCGGCCGCTGAAGCTTCGCGCCATCGGCCGGGCCACTAATCTGCTTCACCGTCTCATGGGAGCCGGTGCGTCCCCAAGCGACAAGAGGATACCATGGCCAACGAATCGCTCAACGACAAGATCAAGCTCGCCCTCGGTCAACTCGATCACGCCAACCCTGAACATTGGACAGACGACGGGCTCCCGCGCACAGGTGTTGTGCAGAAGCTCGCCAACGATCCGACGATCAAGCGCGTGGATATCAACAACGCATCGCCGGGCTTCACGCGCAATGACGGCAAAACTTCGGCGGATACCGCAAAGGCGTCAGCCACCACATCTGCCGAGGGTAGCGGCGGAGCGTCCGCTGAAAATGCAGATGGTGGCACAACGCTCGGCGACGTGGAGATGTCCGAGGATGAGGTCAAGCAAGTTCTCGATGGACGGATCAACGAATGTCAGGCTGACCTTGACAATGCCCGACAGATGATCGCTGACGGCCGCAAGTTGGAGACGGATTCGATCAAGGCGCTGGCTGCCGCACGGAGGGATCGAGCCTCTCGGTTCCCGCCGATGACCGTCACGCAGAACATCAAGCAGTATCTTAACGCCGAGGGTGAGCGACGCGCGCTCGCCGCCGGAGCGCTACCGGCTCGAATCGATCAGGCCGCACAGCAAGGCAACTCGCGCGGTTGGAAGCGCCCGACTCGACCCGCGATCGGAACGGATGGTGTTTTGGTCCAGCCAGCCGGTCGTCAGAGCCGTCAGTTCCTGCCGTCTCAGGGGACGAAGACCGCTGCGTAAGCTTCATCCGCGCGAGGGCCGTCAGTTGCGGTCTGAAATAAAGGACCGCGCCCATGTACCGAACTCCTGGCAAGCTCACGGGGACTCAGCAAGCGACGCTGTATTACATGCGGCGTCGGCGGCGCGCACGCGCGATTGAGCAGGCCCTCGGCAACACTCCTGTCATCGAAGGCATCGGCGACATCGGCAGCGGCTTGGTCGGCTCCTGGTCGGAGCTATCTGGGTCGCCGCTCGCAGCATTGGACTCATCAGGCAATGGTTACACGCTGTACCCGCAGCCCGGCGTAACCGCCGGCACCGGCTTGGCCGAAGTCGTCGAAGACGCTGACTGGCTCAAAGTTCAACAGCAGACTGACTTCGCGTTCAACGGTACGACCGGCTATTTCAGCAGCGCTGAGCCGACGCCAGCAATCCAGTTTGGAACTGGCGACTTCAGCGTGAACTGCTGGCTCTACCCGGTCTCGCCCTGGGGCACCGCTACGACTGTCGGCGTCGTCGGTAAGAAGGCGGCCGACGACGCACCCGGCTGGCAGCTTTATCAGAACTCGATAGAAGACATCGGTCAGCTTGGCATCCGCATCGGCGACGGCGCGACCAACATCGATTTCTTCACTGCCAACACGGTGCCCACCGGTAAGTGGACCATGGCAACAATGGTGCGCGCGGGCGGCGTCATGTTCTGGTTCCTGAACACAGTGGCGAATGGCTCGATCGCTGGCGCTCTCGATATTTCGGGATCAGAGAGCAACTTCATCATCGGCTACGCGGAGACGTGGCTCGCCTACTTCCCCGGTGCGATGGACAACATTGGCGTCTGGAATCGCGCGCTCACCCCGCTTGAGATTTCCACCCTCTATCACGGGAGCCCGTATTCGTCATGACCAGTTTCGGAGACCTCCTGATATTCTGTGTGCAGGATCGCACAGGGACGGTGGCGCAAATCTCTCCGGAGAGCGTGCCGACTCATCCCGTCGCTGTCGGCGATACCGGTATCTATCACGGCGTGCAAGCGTGGAGCGGCAACGCGGTCGCACTTGCCTTCACAGTCGGCCAGCTTGTCGAGAATAGCCCCAACGGCGACTTCGGAATCACGACGGCGCTCCCGAATGGGGCCGGCCCTGGAAATGTTCTGTTGTCGGGCTGGCCTCAGAGCGGCGAGATCGAGTGGTTGACAGGCGCCAATGCGCTACCATCCCCAGTGGATGATATGGTTGTCTCCACTATGACTCCGGCGAATGCCTACATCACGCCGGACTTCCTCTCGCAATACAATCTCGCCCGCGGCAAGTACACCTTCCCGGCGAGCCCGAGCGATGCGCTCCAGCAAGCGATCGTCCAGGGCACGGACTATCTCGATCAGAAATACCGGTTCAAGGGAATCAAGCTGCTTCAGTTCCTGGGCAACCCGGACATTCTCGATCCGATGATGCCGTTCATCGATCCATGGCTCACGCCGTTCGGCTTCTCCGAAATCTCCTACTTCACGCCGAGCACCACGCAGCAAGAAACAGAATGGCCTCGGCAGGGCGTTGTTGATTTCAATGGCGACTCCATCTACGGCATTCCGAAGGCCGTCCAGTACGCGTGCGCCGAACTCGCGCTCCGCGTCCTGAATGGAACCGTGTTGCAGCCGGATTACGACCCGAATATCGTCGGCGACGGCGGGATCGTGGCCTCGTATTCCGAGAGCATCGGCCCGATCCACGAGAGCGTTTCGTACGACACGAAGCTCGGTATTGGGTTCTTTCCAGATTTCCCGGCCGTGAACCGAATGTTGAGCAAAGCCGGGCTCTTGATCGCAGCCGGGGGCCGCACACTGATCCGGTGATCCGCTGCTAAATCCCTATTGCGGACATGGTTAACGTGGTGTAGACATGACACAGTTCAACTATCTCAGGTCTAAGGCGACCGCAGACAGGCTCATCAAGAAGTACGGGATGGAAGCAGCCCTTCGCCGGGCCACCGACAGCCCGACCGATCGCCCATGTTGGGTCGTGGTTATCAGTTATGATCCCCACGATAAGGCAACTCAGTTGACGAATCCGACTGATCGACAGGTCGTCATGTCGCCGGTTGGATTGGAGAACGAGCCGCCGGACAATGAGCAGGATGTGTTGGTGACGTATGTTCAGCCGGCAGCCAATCCGCCGGTCGTAGACGAGGTTCTACCGTTCACATGCCCGGTGAAGCCGTTCAGGCCCGCTGGGATCACAGTGCTCTACGAGTTCACAGTGAGGCGGTAATGCCAGTTACGAGTGACAGACGACAAGCGATCATCGACCGGCTCGACGCGATACTAGCGGGGATGACGATCACGCTGACGGGCACGCAGGGAACGCCCGCCGAGATTCCGCCGGGAAACTTCGTTCACAATCGGAACGAGCTTCCGGCGAAACTGGTGCCGGGTGTGATCTTGCTCGACGCCGATGAGATGAGTGATTCGCGCGCTGTTCCACCAGCGCCGGGACGGCAGTTGAACCAGATGAGAGATCAGGTGGTCAAGATGACCCCTGAGATTTATGTGGTTCTCGACGTGCGAAAGCCGCTGAACTTGAATGTGGGAAAGGACTTGAACTTGGCGCGAATGGCACTTCTGGCCGCGATCTGGGGAGACCCGACGATCCAAGCTATTGTCGGACCCAACGGAGCGATCACGTATGAAGAGGGCGTAACAGACCTTGCGCGGAATCGAACGATGCAAGGACAGATGGGAATCTCAATAACTTTTACATATCCGTTAAAACCCTCGGAGATAGTAGGCAGATGACAAATCGGGATTTCATTTACTGCGCGACTCCTGTGAAGGAGCAGATTTTAGTTGGGCGCGATTTCATCGCATGCTCGACGAGTCTATCGCCGTCAATGAAGAAAGCTTTTGCTACACAACGAGCACAAGCTAAACTCCGAAATATCTCATTTGAGTTTACGTTCGACCAGTGGGCGTCAACGTGGCTTGAGCAAGACCGGTGGTCTGACCGTGGTACGCGAAATGACCAATACGTCATGAGTCGTCTTGGAGATGAGGGAGCTTACGCGCCGGGCAATATCAAGATTGCGACAGTCGCGCAAAATGTATCCGAGGCGCAGATCGGGCGCAAACAGTCATTGGCAACTCGTCAACGACACGCCGACTCAATGATGAATCGAGAAGTTACCGCCGAGCACCGCAATAGGCTCTCAGCGGCAAATAAGGGAACGAAGCCGTGGGGCGGCGTTCCATGTTCAAATGAGATTCGGGCTCATATGTCAGCGGCAGCTACCGCTGCGTGGGCGCGGCGACACAATGGGAGCGTACCATGACCGTACAGTCTGATTTCTACGTCGAGGGCTCGCTCGCGTCGCCCAACATCGGCAACTATTACATCGGCAAGGGCATGGTCTCGATCAAGCTGCTTGGCGAGTCCGGCTATGTCGATGTCGGTAACTGTCCGACGTTTGAGTTCATGGCGAAGGTCACGAACCTCGATCACTATTCGAGCATGACCGGCGTCAAGGTCAAGGACTTCTCAGCGGTCACCGAAATCTCCGGCGCCCTGACGATGATCCTGGAAGAGTACACCGCGCGCAACATGGGCTTTGCCCTGCTCGGGCTGCCTACGTCGCCTGGAGGCTCGCCGCTCGGGGAGACAGAGGTCATCGATGTGTTCGCCAATCCCGTCATCTATGGCTCGGTGAAATTCGTCGGCACCAATGATATCGGCCCGAACTGGCTCGTGACTTTCCCGCTCGTGAAACTCTCGCCGAACAAAGCGCTGTCGCTGATTGGCAACACCTGGGGCGAGATCAGTCTTGACGGCGATGTGTTGTTCGATCAAACGCTCGGCACCTTCGGCACCGCGCAAGTCGTCCTGCCGCAGAACCCGATCCCTGACTAATCCTGGTTATACGCAGATGTAGTTCTGCGTATAACTCGGCCATATGGAGGTTCCCATGGTTGAAGAGACCACATCAGGCGTTCATCCCTTTCCCACCCACGAAGGCGCTGCGCCCGAGCACGCCACTGAGCACAGTACCGCTCCCGCGGAGCACGCGGCTCCGCCGACCGAAGCTGAGGTCGCTCACGCAGAGGCCGAAGCAAAGGCGGAAGCCGAGGCTGCCGAGAAGGTAGCAGCGCTCATGACAGCCCAAGCTGCTCGCGCCCAGGAGCAAGCGAGTGCACCTGTAGCGCGTCCTGCGCCCGCCAAGGAGCCAGCACGCGCACCCGGCTCCCTCCCAATCGCGCTCCGCCCGACGCCGAACTAAGGGACGTATATGGATTAAACCCGGTCAACGTGCCTAAGTCGGCCGCAACAGAAGGCCATCCCCCATGGCAAGAGAACAAGGTCTTTCGCTTCTCGATATCGGCGTCCTCACAGAGAAAGTACAAGTCAGTGTCAAAGATGGCGAGCCCGTCTTTATCGATGTTCAGGGTATCTCGTCGGAAGGTGTCCTGATTCTTTTCCAGCGGTTTCCCGAGATGCAAAGCCTCATGTCCGGCATGGGTGTTGCCGTCAAGCCGGTCGAGATACTCAGCGCTGCGCCGAAAGCTATCGCAGCGGTCATCGCCGCTGGATGTGGATCGCCCGGCAACCCAGAGTCCGAAGCTGTTGCGAGCCAACTATCGGTTGAGGTTCAACTTGACATTCTCGAAGCCATTTCTCGCCTGACATTCAGGAGTGGCTTCGGCCCTTTCGTGAAGCGGATCGTGGCTCTGTCCGAAGCCGTATCCGCAAACTATGGAAGGGCTCCGGGTACGAACTCGCGGCTGCAATCGAAGCTCTCGGAGGCGCTGGAAACCCAGCCATCTGGAAGCTTACCCCCCGACAGATAACGGCCTATCTCTTCCTGGCCGAGCGTCGTCGCGAACGAGACTTGCATGATCGGCTAGCCGTCGCATCGCTCGCTTCGAGCGGCGACGGCAAGACCATCAAGCAACAACTCGAACGGTGGGAAAAAGAGTCGTGAGAATCACCTTCGATAAAGTTGCTGGCCCAAAATTTCAGCAGAACTTAGCCGGGCTCAGTAAGAGAATGACCTTAGCCACGAAGGTCGCCGCGAACATGGCGGCATGGATGATTGAAGAGCTAGCTCGGGACGACATCGCAGCGGCCGGCAACTTCGGAGCGTCCTGGCAAGAGGGGCTGCATGTACGGGTCGAGGGTGCTGCTAACAACATGCGAATCAGCATGTACCACGACATTCCGTTCGCCGGAATTTTTGAAACCGGCGGAGAGATACATGGCAATCCGCTGCTGTGGATTCCGATTAGCGGGACGGACGCTGCCGGCATCCCGGCAAAAGATTACGGCGGCACTCTTTTCTCCGCATCGCAGCCTCGTAAAGCTGGGCCGCCACTCCTGTTCTCGATCAGCGATAAGGCACCAAAATATTTTGGTGTTGAGAGTGTCGTGATTCCCAAGAAGTTTCACTTGGCTGAGATTCAGCGGAGTGTCATGGCAACCTACAACGTCCTATTCAGCGCTGCTTTTCGTGGAGTAATCTAGTGGCCGATCTCGATCCGGTATCCCAGAAGGTCGCCATCACAGGCGGCGCCGAGATGGAAGCCTCCCTGAATCACATCGGGGAGGTCGGCGCGAATATGTTCAACAAGATGGGCGCGGCCGCCGAGAGCAGCAAGTCGTCCTTCGTAAGTCTCAGCAGTATGGTACTCGGCCTCGGTGGTGGCATCGGTGCGGCGCTCGCAGCAGTGAGCGCGTTCGTGGTCACCTCCGCAAATGCCGGAGCGTCGATGACGAGCCTGACTGACGAGATTTCCGACGATTGGCGGACAGTTCAAGAAAACATAGCGACTGCGTCTGATACAGCGCAACACGATCTCGATGCTATGAGCCGCGCAACGGTGAACTACCAGCGCGCGCAGGAATCAGCGTCTGCCTCCGATACTCATGCAGCACAAGAACGGGTTCAAAACTCGGACAGCATGGCAGAGGCTGGCCTCTCGTTGGAGAAGGCGCAGAATCGATTGATGGCTGCCTACGGCTTGCCTGTCCCGCCTGCGTTGAAGAAGCTCCTTGAGATTCAAGAGGCTCAACTCGGGGTCCAAAAAGCACAGGAGGCTGTCGGTGCCGCCAACCTCAAGTCAGCAGAGGCTGAAGCACAAGCAGACTTGCGTCACGCCGAGAACCTCCAAAAAGTCAAAACCGCGCATGATGCGATGGCAGAGGCGCAGAAGAAGGCGACTGAGGACGCGCTGAAAGACCCGACCAAGATTGCCGATGCCCTGAGCAATATCGCAACCGCTGGCAGCAAAGCCGGAGACGGTCTCAATATCGCGAAGGTGTCAACAGATAAATTGTCAGAGGCCCTGCAAGTCATGGCTTCCGAAAGCGGTGACGCGCCGACGAAGCTGCAAGTTCTTCAAAAGATGGCTGAGACGTTTGCCAACGATTCGAATAGCGTCATCAACAGTGCGCAGCGTGAGGCACTCGCTACCAAAGCCGCGGCCGGGACGATCTTTGAATCGTTCGGACCTGGGCTGGCTACGCTTCTCGGGAAAGGCACCGAAGAGTTCAATGCGTTCCTCGGCAGCGCCGAAAAGGCGGGCATGAGCCTGTCTGAGAAAGTGAGTCCGGGTGCCGAAGCTACCCAGGAGGCTCTCGGAAAGCTCAATGTCGATCTCAAAGCTTTGATTGGGAGCTTCTCGTCCACCGAAGAGGACGGCGGCCTGTTTGTTCAGATGCTGAAAGCTGTGGATGAATCCATGAAGACAGGAGCCATCCACGCATTCGCTGACGGGCTCAAGGCCATCGGGAGCGGCATCGCCTATTGTGTCGAGAAGTTCACTGACTTCACATCGTGGGTTGACAAGGCGTTCAACCTGACTAAGGGAACAACTTTCAAGGCGGTCATGATTGGAGTTGGGATTGCTCTTTCCGGAATCCTCATCGCGATCGGCGGGGTTGTCGCCAAGACCGCAGCGTGGGCGATCCTCATCGGCGGCGTCATCCTCGGCATTGGCATGCTGGTGGACGCCTACAAGAAACTGAACGGTGAGACCGAGAAGAGCGGGCTCACCAAGGTCGGCTTGGCTGTCATCAAGAGCGCATCGGGGCTCGACTTGAGCAAGGACGTTGGAGCGCCGGCTGGGTCCGCGGGCTCGGCGAACGGCTCGGCCGCTCCAACCCAAAAGGGCGAAGAGGAAGATACCGAAGAGGAAGATACCGAAGACGAGGATGACGCGAAGGAAGGGGCTGAGAAACTTGGCGGAGCCGCCGCCAAGACGAGCGACGCAGCCGCCAAAACCAGCGATGCAGCCACAGACCTAAAGGACGCAGCCGCCGATACCAAAGATGCAGCCGCAGCACTAAGAGACATGGCTCTTAAACCGATTACCACTGGCATCAAAGATGTGCTCGGCCACGCTGAGGGCGGCCTCATTCATGGTCCAGGCACCTCGACGAGCGATAGTATTCTGGCTCGGCTTTCGAAGGGTGAGTTCGTGAACAGCGCGAAGTCGGTTGCGCATTATGGCGCTGATCTGTTCCACGCTCTGAACAACATGACCTTCCCCGGCTTCGCGGTGGGCGGCCTCGTTGGAGCACCAATCCGCATGGCGAACGGCGGCGCGGTCTCCGCAAGTTCGATCCTGAACCTGACGATTGACGGTCAGCGTTTTGATGGACTGCGCGCGCCCGAGGATGTCGCCGGACGCCTCAAGACATACGCGATCTCGCAACAGACCTCCGCAACGGGACGAAAACCGTCCTGGGTGAAGTGATATGGCGATCGAGAACGAACTCCCAGGATCACCGCCAGAGCCGGGTGACACGCTGCTGACCATCTCCGGTCTCGGTGAGATGCTGTATCAGGCGCGCGGTCTCACGCAGACGCTTGAGGTCATCTCGGAAGCGAAGCAGCAAAAGCGTACCATCAACGGGACGTTGATCGATGTCGCCAATCCGGTTTTTCGCAAGTACACTTCGAAGATCACATGTACCGACATCAATGCACCGCCGATCGATTCGCTGTGGCCCGGCATGGAGGTGACGGTCGAGTGCGCCGCATCGCTCTGCTACTTGACGGCCGGGAGCCCGACGCCAACTCCAGCACGGCCGGCGGTGAGCGGGTCGAGCTACGTGCTGGGCGCGTACACGTTCTATCGACCCGTGCTGACCATGCTCATCGGGAACATCAACGAACACTTCGACGAGTATAAGAGCGACGTTCAGTGGGAGGTCGAACTCGAAGAGGTCGGGGCCGGTGGCAACGTCGATACGCCCAATCCATACAGCGATGATAGGACAGGCGCCACGGGCGCGACAGGTGCGACCGGGGCGACCGGCGGGACCGGGGGCACAGGCGGAACTGGTGCGGGCGGCGGAGGCGGCGGCAGCACGGGAGCAACCGGTGCCACCGGACCCACGGGCGCGACCGGTGCTACGGGGGCAACGGGCGGCACGGGCGGGACCGGCGCGACGGGTCCCAGCGGCAGCGCGGGCGCGACCGGTGCTACGGGGGCAACGGGCGGCACGGGCGGGACCGGCGCGACGGGTC